TGTCTGTCAATTTGAAGTACTTCTTAACTAGCTCTTTTAACTCGTCTTTGTTCATAATAGTTAATTGAGAATGTTAAAAATTAATATATAATCTAAAGATAAATAGGCAATTGGTTCAAGAAAGGAAAACCAACTACCCTACTCTATAATTTAATGCTGGTTTTAGTTTACGAATCCAGTATTTTTCTCTCTCTTTACGTTCTTCTCTATCTTCTACGTATTCTAATACCTCGTAACCTAGTATCTTACCGCCTTTCTTTACTACTGATAAGTTTTGTGAGAAACTATTTTGCTGAGATATTCTATACTTTAAGTGTTTAGAATGACCTACATAATCACCTATATTGGTTTTTATTAAGTATACTCCTCCTTTTTGTTTACTTAAATGCTTCATAGTAGCTTTTAATTGTAGTTCCATAGTTCTTTCATGGTTATCAACAATCCATTGCTCTCTAATTGGCTTAGTCTTCTTGTAGTGACAAGTTCTACAATACTTATAAGTATATAAAGTACCGTTCTTCTGAGTTATTGTGTAGTAATGACTTATGGGATGTACTGCACCACATATATTACACTCCTGTGTCTGTTCTTCTTGCATGTCTTATAGATTTAAATCTCCTTGTATCTTATCTATAACTGCTTTCTGTCCTTCAGTAACTGAGGGATAACTATTATTTAATATACTCTTAATAAAACTATCTGTCTTTTCATTTTCGTTAACACTTAGTATTCTATTAAGTAAGTCTATATCTTTTCGATATGTCTTATATTCTTTAGTAGTACTATTAGTCTTGGTATAACTATTCTTTGTATCTACTATCTTTCTTAACTCTTTTACCTCTTTAAGGATTTCTTGTAGTAATTCAGTATTTGCCATATTTAGTGTTTTAGGTTTATAATTATAATTATACGAAAAAAACCTTTCCGAACCAACTATTTACTAAAAAAGTTTGCTTTTATGCATTTTTATCATTATATTATACTATGTATAATAAAGATGGCATATGATACTTAGAGAAATCCCCAAGTTATTAACGGATAAAGAATGTGACTACATTATTTCGTTAATCGAAAAACAAAACCAGAAGTCTATGGTAGCTGCTGGTGGTAAAAATATTATAGAGAATACTAGAACTTCTTCTACCTCTAACCTTAACCATAGCGATAAAAAAGTAGCTGAGATTCATAAAAGAATAGCAGACATAGTTAAGAAAGATACCTCTTACGGAGAACATTTACAAGGACAAAAATACGAAGAAGGTCAATACTTTAGACCACACTTTGATTGGTTCGAAGGAGATGCTTATACTAGACATTGTTTAGCTTCAGGAAATAGAACACATACCTTAATGGTTTATCTTAACGATGACTTTGAAGGTGGTGGTACAGACTTTCCAGAGTTAGATTTTACTGCTAAACCAGAAAAAGGTAAAGCTCTTATATGGACTCATCTTAAAAAAGATGGTACAGGAGATAGAGATGGAATGCATGAAGGTCAAGATGTAACTAAAGGTACTAAATACATAATAACTTCTTGGTGGAGAGAAAATAAATGGGATGGTGGGCAAGATAATACACTAGGTAATGAAGCTATGAAAGCTAAAGAACAAGCTACAGAAGATATGAAGATACCTAAAGCTCAAATGGAAGTTATAAAAAATAGTAAAAAGGTTTATACTAGTACAAATGACTTTCCTAAGTTTACTAAAGATGGTTTTGAAAAATTTAAAGTACCAGAAAACCTATGGCATGACATTATACAAATGTATGCTGAAGTAAGAAATAATAAAGTAGAAGAACATTTTGAAGGTAAACAACACTTTATAACCGGTGCTGATAAGACTTCAGAACTAATGGATCTTAATTTAGTAGCAGATAAAAGAAATAAATTACATCAAGATCTACTACCAATGCATGAGGAATGGTGTGGTGAAAAGTTAAATGCCACTTACATATATGGAATTAGAAGCTATCTAAACAATGCTGATTTACGTCAACATACCGATAGAATTAATACTCATCATATCTCTTCTATTATTATGCTTGATAAAATGTTAGATGGACAACCAGATTGGCCACTAGATATACAAGCACATGATGGTACTTGGCATAAAGTATATTTAGAACCAGGTGAAATGGTTTTATATGAATCAGCTAAATGTATGCATGGTAGAAACGAAAGATTTCAAGGTAAATACTACAGAAACTTTTACATACATTATCAACTAGCAGAATGGACTAATGGATAGATACTTAACATTTGACCCATGGTGGGGAGGAATGAATAATGTAAGAATGTCTTATGAATTAGCAGCAGCTATGTCTGTTGTTACTAATCGTAAGTTAGTTATACCACCAAAAGTATACGTTTTATTCTTCTCAGACCATGCTAACAAGAAAACTTACTTTGATTTTTGGAAAATATGGGATAGAAAGGCTTTTACTAGTCAATTTGACTGTATAGACTATGAAGATGTACCAGAATTACAAAAATATAATACAGATACACAATACTTTGATGGTATATGTAAGGACTACCCGTGTATAACGTTCGGAGATCAATGGTCTAATCATGGCCCACAGTATTGGATGGATCAACATATGGTACATGGAGAGATACTAGAAGATACGACATTTAAAAAATGGAAGAATGAAATAAGACCTAGTATTAACTTAAACAAACCAGATAAAATTATACATTTTCCTTCTTCTTTATTTGGTTATTGGTATTTCCATGTATATCATGAACAAAAACATAAAATAAAAGAAAAACTAAGAAATGGTTTAAAACTTAGATCTAAATATCGTACTAAGGCTAAAAAATTAATGCCTAAAGATTACGATGCTGTACATATAAGAAGAGGAGACTTTTTACAAACTAGAACAGACTCTACTTTAAAATTATATGATAACTTAGCAGATAGTCTTAAAAATAGAGTAAGAGATTGGGTACCTTTATTTATAGCTACCGATGAAAAAGATAAATCTCTATTTGACTTCTTAAAAAAAGACTACGATATAAAATTTCTTAGTGACTATACCGATGCAGATAACGTTGATGCTTTAGCTCTAGATATGGAGATATGTGCTAATGCTTATCATTACTTTGGTAGTCAATACTCTACCTTCTCTGACTATATTCATATATTAAGGCACTATAAAGGAAAAAACGATTATAGTCGAGTAGGATTAAACTACGAAAAACCAATAAATAATAAAACAGAGATGCCATGGTTAAAAGAATCCTATGCTTGGGATAACTTATGGGTACATCTCTACTAATATATAAATATATAAATATATAATTAAATGCTTAAAAAAATACACTTAGACTTCAATAGAAGTTACTTTTTACCACCAAACCAAGACTATTCAGTACATAAAGGTACTTGTTTAGCACATCAAGTCCATGAACTAACTGATATTCACCAAGAATATGGACTAGGACACTCTTATGATGAAAATAATACGGTTATACAACAGTTATGGTATACCGAAGACATGGTAGACTTTAAGGAATTAGGTACTAAGCTTGGAATGGAGGTAATAACTATTTCCTCTATACTACAACCACCAGGTAATGTAATTGCTTTACATAGAGACACTTTTTTTCAAATAAATAAAAAATACCCAGACGATAAAAGAACTAAAGTTAGAGCTAACATATATTTAGAAGATTGGAAAGTAGGACATATGCTACAATATAAGTCAGAAGAATTAAATCAATGGGTAACTTCAGATAACTGGTTAGCCGGAGATGGATACATTTGGGATAGTAGACCTTTGCATTTATCTGCTAATGCAGGAATGAAAGATAAATTTACTTTACAAATTAGTGGCTTTTTAGAAAAATAGTTCTTATATTGTTTATAAGTTTGGAGGATATACTGCACATCTAGCCTCCAGAAACTATTTTATTTTTATTTTTGGTTAGACCGTTAACTCTGCTGTTCTTGTTAGCGGTCTTTCTTTTTATCAAAAATTCTATGAAAGACATATGCTCCTGCTGCTCCAAAGAAACCTAGAACAAATGCTAGTATTAAATCTTCGAAATGCATTGCACTTATAGAGAAGCTAGTGAAGTATCCTATAGCTCCAGTTTCTTGAGTAGGTGTCATATTTAATTTTTTGAGGCTTGAATAAATTTATCTTGGAAAAAACCTTCAACAGAGAATCCTTTTAGGTCACCTGACCTTACCATATCCCATACTCCTTCGTTCTCTATTTTATATTGTCCCATCCAAGTACCTTCTGGGAAATTAAAACCATATATGTTTTGTTTATCGTTTGAACTATCTTCAACTATCCAGGAACTAACCATATATCCGTCTACTTTTTGTTCCATATCGTGTTCGACATTTACTGAATCTAGTCTTTTTTCTTTCATTAACTTGAAAGCTATATCTTGAATAGTCTTCTTACTAAAGAAAACATAGTAAGGATCATCGTTTTCATCTATTCTAAGTATAAGTTTATCAGGGATCATAAGAGGACCAACTACCATTTGCTCATCTTCATCCATAGCAAACTTAAATTTAGTGTTTTTCCCTGTAAATGCAAGGTTCTTAGCACGTTTCTCATGCCATGTTAAACCTTCTCTTATTTTTTCTAATTTACCCTTAGCCCAATTGATTGCTGCTTCACCTCCCCATGCATCTACCATTAAGCCTCCACATCCTTCAGAGTAGGGTACATCTTTGTATTGTAAATGGCGTGCAAAAGAAGCCATTCTTGCAATAGTTTCTTCTGATATTGGTCGTCTGTCAGCAAGCTGGTTAGCTCTTGCCCATCCAACTCTTGTACCACAGTCGTTATCAGGGTGTGATTCTTTCCATTCAAGTGCTCGTTTTGCAGCATTTGTGGCAGATTGAGGATAATCAGTGTAAGATTCGAATTCATATTCTTCTTCTATTGTCTCAATTAAAGATGGTCTAACTATGTCAAACTTACCTCCCATTCCTGGATGATTAACACAATAGTAATATAATTGTTTAGGTGTAGTAATTTGTGGTGTAAAATGTATCTTATCTAATTCATATTCTATCTCTTCAGTACCAATACCTAAATAAGCTTTTCCTCCATTATGTATACCGTCTGGAGTTATAGATAATCTCATAGGATGGTCTTGATTAGACTCATCACATTGGTCTATACAGTATTTCTTATCTATCTCTAAGTGTAGCTCTGGTAGTAATGTATCGTCTATGACATACTTCTTTCCATCGTCAGTTTTTATTACAGAGACATAAAGTTTTTTATGGTCATCTTCGTGATGATCGTAGTCTTCTTCTTTACCTAGAAAAGGATGAAATTTTAAATGTATATTTTCATGATAACCTACTGGTTTACCATCTAACTCTACTTCAATTGACATTGGCTGAGTATCGTCTTTATACCAATAAGCTACATCATATGATCTATCAGAATTATTGTTTACTCTTAAACCTCTATTTTCTCCTTCAGCCTGTAGTATAGTAGTTTCATCTACCGGTAAATTTATTCTATGGCCATCATAGTTATTTTTTTTTAAGCCGTCATAACAAATAGCAGCTGCTTGATCTTCATCGTATCCTTCTCCTTTTAAGACTGGTATACATCTACCGATATAGCTTTCTTGACTTTCACCAATTCGTCTTTCAACAAATAATTCTTTTTCTATAATTTGTTTAACAACTAAATCTTCTACATTAACATCGTTAAATGCAAAGAAGTCAGCTTCAATAGCCGGTGTTTCAACTAAAGCTACTGCATCTACTCCTGATAGTTTATCTAGTTCGTCAATTAATAGTTCTATAATGCGCATAATAATAAATAGGTTTAACCAATGGTTCTTCTCTGACTGATTTTAGCATCAGCCTCTTGTGAGCTTGAAACATCACCAGCTACTACATAAGCTCTTACTGTAGGTTCGGTACTAAATTGTTGAGGAGTATCAAAGCTTCTAGGTGCTTGAGTTCTCATTGCAGTTGCTGCTGCATTTGGACTAGCTGCTGCTCCTCTACCTCCTGCTACGTTAGCTGCTCCTCCTGCTGAAGAAGCTTTAGGGGGTGTTTTCTTTATTTGTTGTACTGCTTTTAAACCAGATGCCAATACAATAGCTACGTTAGCAATTCTTGTAATTGTTGCAAATGGTTCTATAAACGGTACAGCTGGTGTAGATAATGCTTGAGTAACACCTAAATAAGTGTTTATAATAGCACTACCAATTGCTAGAGCCTTTGCTGCGGTAGACTCTTGATCTAATACTCCTCCTACTGCTTGTAATGCTCCTGCTGTAGCTCCTAATGCCTGTTGTAAAGCAGCATTTTGTTCTTGTGAAGCTTGTTGAGCTTGTTTATACTGTCTATCTGCTGCAGCTGCTTGTAAGTTAGCTATTGCTACTGTATCTAATGCTTGAACCTCTAATCCTGCAGTCTCTAATGCAACTACACCTTTAGTTTTAGTTATAGCATTAACAGTTTCTACTTTTTCTCTATATTGAGTAACTTCTACCTCATCATCTTCAGCTGTTAAAGCTTGCTTTCTTAATATGTATCCAGCTCTGGTATTTTCTATCTGAATAATCTGTTCATCGATAAGATCTAACTGCTCTTGAGATTTTTGAGCTATTTCTGCTATACCTTCAGGAGAATATCCTAATAGTTTACCAATTAATCCACCAGGTCCAGTAGCTCCCATTCCTGTGAAGATACCCATTACTCTGGCTGTATTTTTTATTTGTTCGTCAGCTACTTCTTTTGCTGCTCTTTTTTGTAACTGTAATTGTAAAAGTATTTCGTCTGTTTGAGCTATCTTTTTATTTAAGATATCTTCTTCAGATAAACCTTGTAACTTAAGTATGTTATCTTGTTGGTTTAATAAATCTAACTGAGCTATAGTTTCTTCTGTTACAGCTTCTTGATCAGTTAAGAAATCTCTTGTTTCTTTACTAGCTCCTCCAATAGCTTGGGTTATATCATCCCAATAAGCAACTATAAGACCTAAAGATACTATAAATGCACCAATACCTGTTGCAATTAAAGCTTTATTTACTGTAGAACCAAATATCTTTGCAGCGATACCTGATTTCTTCATTACCATAGTAAATTGACCGAATCCTTCAGATACATCCTTTATACCCATACCTACAGCAATAGCTGAGGCTGCTTTCTTTTCAAATTCACCAAATACTTCTGATTCTATACCTAAAGCACCTAAAGTACCTACAACAGTTTGTAATGAACCACCAAATACCTTGATAGCTCCATCTGCTGCTTGTAATTTATCTTCTAGCTTAAGACCAGCAATAGCATTGTTAGTCTTTTCTATTTCAGAGGTAAGTGCTTGAGACTTTTGTGCTAATTCTTTAAAGGCATCGCTATTCCTATCGACCTGCTTTAACTCTTCATTAATCTGACCCAGTTCATCCTCTAACTGTCCTAGAGTTTTACTTTCGACATCAATGTTTATTTTATAAGTTTTAGTAGCCATAAGTTATATTGTTAAGAACAAACGATTCCGAAGTTTTGCATCTGTCCAGCGCTGTTTATTAATATAGGAATGCTAGCCCCGCTTGACCCAAATCTAAACCATCCTGAGCTATATATTCCTGACGATCCATCAAATAGAGTTGTTAATCCTGAATCTGTATATACTAAAGTTCCTAATGTTATGTCAGCATAAGGTACTGCTGTATAAACTGTTCCAGTAAAGCTATCACTACATACTGCTATGTTAGATTGATTCCAGTCACCTATATCATGGCTATAAACACTAGTAGGAACTGGTGGTGGAGGACAAGACGTTACTGATGATAGTATACCGTTAGGAGCTACAAATCCTTGTACTAATGGACTACCTCCTACTGTATCTGAGAAACCAAAGTTTAAGTTATTACCATCAAAGACAGTAGTTAGTGCACTAGATAAATAAATTACATCTCCATTTTGTAAGTGTGCCGAACTTGTTGCTGCAAATCTTGTATTACTACCAGATGCTGAACAACCTACTGCTGAACTATATCCTGCATTATTATAGATTGTAAATGCTGGTACTGGTGAAGGTGGAGGAGGAGTTGGTGCTCCTTGACAACTAGCACAAGATGCATAAACAATATTTTCTAATGTTTCAGTAGTACTACCAGGATAAATTATTACACTGTTAATCTCGAAACAATTAGTTCCTGCATCACTACCAGATAAAGTTACTGAGCTTCCTACTGATGCTGATACGTTAGAGTTTCTATATATTGCTCCTGATCCAGTACAAGGGAATAATTCGTATTGATAGAATTGTGATACCGGTACCGGAGGTGGTGGTGTTGGTACTCCTGCACAAGAAGTACTACCACTTAATACTCCACCTACCATATAGAATGATTGAGATGGATAAGTCATATCACTTGTTCCTACACCGTAAGCTAATCCATTACCTCCTAAAGTAGTTGGTGTAGTTAAAGTAGCGTCACTATAAAGTGTATCTCCATTTTGTATTGATGTATGAGAAGCTCTTGAACTATAGAATGTATAAGCATCTAAGAAGTCAGTACAAGGTCCTGTTGCTGATAAGAAACCAGACGTAGCTTTATACTCATAAGAAGTAACTGGAGGTGGTGTTGGTGGACAAGTTACCATACTTAACAAGTTACCTGCATTAGTTACAAATGCTGATTTAGTCGGTAATGAACCTGTTATGATTGCTAATGCTACATAATTACTACCTGTTACCGGTGTTTGTAAAGTAGCATCGTAGTAAATATAGTCACCAGATGTTATATTGTTAAATGTTTCTGCAGAATAAACTTCTACTGAAGCTGTTACACTACAAGCTAATGAAGCATTATTTTGTGGAGGTACTGTCATACCCATTTTGTAACTAGTTACTGGAGGTACAGTTCCACATAATCCTCCTGCTTGGAATGCTTGACCATCATCTTGGATGTATAAAGCAGATACATTATTTTTATTATAAGAGTTTATAATCGGTCTAGATAACCAATATAAGAAACTACCTGTAAATACATTAGTTAATCCAGAGTCTTGATATAGTTTAGTTCCGTTAGTCCAAGGATAACCAGATGAAGCAGATACTAAGTTAGAATCGTAGAATGCTTCTATATCTAATGCTGCATGTGCACAAGCTCCTGATATTGTTGTATATCCTGTATCACTTAAGAACATACTTTCTACTGCTGATACTGGAGCTGGAGTTGGTATTGGAGCTACTGGTGCAATAGGTACACAATCTGAGAATGTAATTACTTTACCATTTGTTCCTACTTGTACAGCTCTTTGTGAATAAGCTACATTAGGATCAGATAAACCATACCAGCTATTGTTTGATTGGTTAAACTTAGAAGTAAATGAAGCATCTGTATATAATTGATCTCCTCCATTTATATATCCTACAGAAGGAGCAAACTTAACAAATACTGTTCCATCGTCAGTTAACTCTCCACAAGTATTACCAGCAGAACCAAAGTTACTAGTTCTTCTAAACTCACCTGGTGAAGTAGGAGCTGGTGTTACTGTCTGACATACATCATTAACTGAGAAGAATCCTGTACCTAATATTACTAATTCTCCTTTAGCTGATCCACTACTTATATCACTTACTCCATAATAGAAACCATTACCAAAGAAAGGTGTAGTTAAAGTAGGATCTGTAAATAATTGTGCTACTGAACCAGATAAAATATCGTTTATATCTAAAGTATTTGCATATACTTCATATCCATCAGTTGTAGATGAACAACCAACATTAGTACCAAATGCATCAGATAAATAATAAGTACTTACTATAATTGGTGCAGGACTTGGTGATGGTGGTGGTGGAGCTGGTGGTAAAGGAACACAATCTTGTCTACCTACTACTCTACCAAAGTCATTTACTTGTATAGCCATCTGTGCAGATGCTACTAAAGGATTACTTAATGCATACCAACTATTAGAACCACTAAACGTTAAACTAAATGATGCATCAGTATAAACTGTATCTCCTGATTGTACATATTCTACAGAAGGTGCATAAGGTACAAATAAACTTCCTTGATCTACTGCATCAGTACAAGCATTAGTTGAACTACCTTGTGGTCCACCTCTATAAAATTCTCCTGGTGATACTGGTACTGGTGTTACTGTAGGACAAGTTGTTCTACCATTTACTCCTCCTGTACCCATTACTACTAATTCGTATTTTGGTAATTGACCACTAGTATCAGATATACCATAGTAATAACCATTACCAAAGTAAGGTACTGTACAAGATGGATCTGCATATAATGTATTTATAGTATCACCAATATCATCTATGTTAGTTGTTAATGCATATACTGTTTGTGTTGCAGTTAATGCACAAGTTGTAGCTGTTCCACTAGCTGATGTTAAGTAGAACGTACCAATAGTTACTGGTGGTCTAGGTTGAATAGGAACAGGACTAACTGGAGATGGTGCTGCTGGTGATGGTGCTGTAGCAGGACTTGGTGTTACAGGTACTGGTACAACAGTTGGTGCTGGACTAATAGTCGGAACAGGAGTAGGTGGTGACGGTGCCACCGGTGCTACAGGTACAACTGGTACTGGTGTAGCTACTACATCCTGTTGGAAATAAGAAGGATACAATTTTATTAACTCAACTTTAGCTGTATCATCGTGTGATACATTGAATCCACTTATTTTGTTTATACGATAATATTGGTCTCTAATGTAAACCTTATCGTTAAGTCTTATATCTTTATACTCGTTAGCGTTAAACTCTATATCAAGAGTTAATTTTTTACTACCTTCCCAATATAAACTATCTACGTAAGTTTTCCAGTTCTTGTTAAAACTATCGTTAGATAAACCTAATTGAGCTTGGTTATTTACAAAGCTACCAAAGCTATTGTTAAATAATGTATCGTTAGAAGAATTAGGTATAACAGGATAATCAGATGTATTAGTTAGAGTATAATAACTACCACTTAATGTTTCGTATGCTCCTGGGTTACCAAAATAAATTCTATAATCGTTTGTAATAGGTATTTCGTTCTTATATCCTATTCTTGGTTTAAACTTAAACGTCTTTAGTTTATTATTATCTAATTTATATAACGCAGGAAAGACCATATTTAAAGATTGGTCTATATTCCAGGTTGGTTGATCGTTTTCGTCTAAACTATTCCATTCAAAAGGAGACTGTAAAATTAAAGGACCAAAATAAGACCCTATACTTCTTTCTCCTTGAGATAAATTATTATCTGCTATAGTTTCTATTGAACCATATTCTAAGTTAGGTACGTTATCTATAGCAAGTTTAGAGAATCTATCTTCATCTTTCTCTTGCTTAAATGTAAGAGTTCTTGGTACTTCATCTATAGTATGATTTATTGCCTCTCTTTTAGCAGTATCATATCTTTCTGTCCAGTTAACTAATCTACCATCTCTAACCCATTCATCAAATCTATCTATACGTATGACTCTTTCATTAGTTGGATCTGGAGTCATTACTAAGTTAAACTGTTCTAATAATCCTTTTATTAGATCTATAGATTTAGTTCTTGCATCGAACTGTTCACCCATATTTACATTTACTCCATCATATACTTGAGGTGCTTTAATACAAGAATAAGTACCAGAATAAAGAGTTAAATTAGGAACAGGTCCTGTAGTAGAATAAGTATACTCTACCGATATCCACCAATCTTGACCAGGTATAGTAACAAATTCTTCTCCATTAACTTCTAAAGTAAATGAGTTAAATCCATCTGCCGATGTAAGTTCTACTTCATTTGAAAATGCTATTGCTCCTTGTGGTGTTTGGGATACACAATTTCTAGTCCCTTTATTAATGTTAATTTTTATTTTAACAGTTTCACCTGGTGTGTTCCAAACAGGGTTAAAAAATACTACACTAGCATTAAATTTATGAGTACCTATACCTAGTGTTTCATAACTATAACATTGATTATCATATCTATTTAAATTGTTTGTAGTTACATAGTTATACCCTACAATAGGTCCAATAGTTGGACCACTTACACCAGTTATAGACTGTAAAGGATAAGACCAAGCAAAAGCATCAAATGTAGGAGTTAATCCTTCACTTACTGTTACTCCTCCATCTTCTTGACCTTTAGGTAGTATAAATAATTTTTCTGTATCTTGATCTTCATACCAACTACCAGAAGGTATGTAATTTACTTGATCAAATATTGTATCTACTACATCTTTAGCTCTTATCGAAGGAATACATTGTAACGGTAATAAAGGTGTAGCTGGTTGGTTTAAGTATTGTCCTATTGTTGGATTACCTAATGGTATAAATGCTTTAGTTGGTAAGTTACTACTGCCGTTTGAATCATCGTATCCATATTCTGCAAAAGGATAAAAGATACTACCACCATTTAGATTACCTTCCCATGAGTCAAGTATTGATTGAGAAGATATACTATGTGAGTAAGGAGACCAATCAGCATCTTTAAGTAATTTACTAGCTAGTTGATCTTTAAAGGCTACCACACTATCAACTATTGAACACTTATAAGAAGTATATTCAGATGTATCGTCAGTTATAATCTCTATTAGCTGTAACTGCCCCTCTAAGACTGTCTCTCCTTTCTTAATTACATAAGCTTGTACAGTATTATAGATACCAGGTATATCATCAGAGCCTACTTTATATGCATGAGCAAAAAACTTATTATTGTCTTTTGTACCAGGCATAAAAAACTCTTGACTACCTACTCCAAAGAAAGATCCTAGTTCACCTGCTTCAACAGCTGATACATCTAATCTAAGAGCTATGTCTTCAGATAGCTGAAGGTCATAAGTAGAACCTTCATAAAATACTCTTATAATTGTATCCATATTAACTTACACTTCTTCTTGCGTTAGCGTATTGGTATTCGATTTCAAACTCAAATGTCTTTTGAGCTTTTTTATTTGTAAAGCTGGTATAGCTTGAATTAGTTATTACAATCGGTGTTACACCACCTCCATTATTTTGTATAAATACTTTAGGTGATTCTAACATTTCTGTTAACCATTCAGCTTGACCTTGACTTAACCAATTCGAAGATACCACATAGCTATCTAAAAAGTCTAAGTTATAATAATCTCTTCCTCTTCTCTGTAGATTGTAAGCACCGTCGTTAGAGTAGTTAACAAAAGGTCTTTTTAATTCATCTCTTGTTATTCTTGTTTGCTTGTCAGTAGGTAAAGTAACTGTAAAGTTATCCCAAGCTCCGTATTTGTTTATAAAAATAAAGTTAGTTGTGTCATAATGACAATCAGGTTTCCAATAAAAATAATATCTGTAATCACTATTACCTAAAGTTAAGTAACTAGTAACTGTATTATCTAAAATAGATTGAGCTATACCTCTACCTAACATATTTTGTCCACCTACAGGAATATAAGTTAAAGTATCTTGTACTCCCATGTTTATTGTTGCTATGTTAGAACCAGCTGCATTAACTAAGTAATAATAAACTTGTCCACCACCATATTGTCCTACAATAGCATCTGTATTTTTATTTAGACAATGATAATCTTCTATATCATTTGGTCTTAAAGGATGGTTAGTTAAATACTTAGGTGATGTATTTATATCTAACCAATTAAAAGATGTACCGTTATTTGGATCTACAGTACCAGGAAATACTCTTGCATTTACTCCTGCTATAGAAGGATCACCGACTGTTACACCGGCACCCGTATATAATGTTGTTGGATTGGTAAAGTTATCTGAATATTGTTCACCAAAAAATACATTAAATGTTCTATCACTAGCTCCAAAGGTAGTTGTTAAAAATGTTTCGATTATTGTTTCGTCATATTCTAAATAATCGTTAAATATTTTAGAAGGGTCAAAGACTCCTTTACCCTGTGGGTTAGGATATTGTTTTATTCTTGCAAGCAAAGTAGCTCCAAGTCTAACATCCATTACGTATTGAAATTGAGCTTGTCCTGCTTTATCAGAACTAACTTCATAGATCAAGTTCGTATGAGTTACGTTAGGATATGACGGTTGGTTAATTATAGTTACAGCCATTACTTCTTAAATGCTTTATCAAATTGTTTTTCTATTTGTTTATATACTTCATCCGAAAACTCATTTCCTACTTCTTTGTAAGCCTTATCAAATCCATCACCAATAAAAGGAGTTATAGAACTACCTCTTATATATCTAGTTCCTTGGTCTACATACTGTCCGTAGTATAACATTCCTATAATTGGTTCTGGTCTATCTACAGATTGTATACTATCTTTTAAATCACCAGATCTGACAGGAACTAATTCCTTCATTTGCTTTACCCATTTTTTGGTAAAGATCTGTAATGCCTTTAGTATGTCAGATTGTTTTGCCATTATAAACTTCCTGTTTGTGGATAATCACAATAGTCCCATTTAAATGGAGTCAATACATTTATAGTAGCTACCCAACCAAATACTCTATCTTGAAATGCTTCATTAACTGGACTTAAGTCAGTTATATCTATTTCATATTTTTGTTGTACCGAAGTTGGTCCATAATTAAAATAACTAAGTAAACCATAAATGGTCATCTCAGTCTTAGACATTACATTAACAGGAGATTGGTCTGATAATTGGGGTACATCCATCGAGTATAATTCAAAAGTTAATCCTCTTACTTTATCGACCACTCCTTGAGACGATATTGGTCTCAAATAAACATACGGATAAGATTTATTTACAGCATTAGCATCTAAGAAATCTAACGTACCTGTATCAAACGTAGCAATAGCCTGGTTTGCATTACAAGCATTACGAAAGTCTTGAATAATCTCGTAGTACGGTATGTTATGTTCTCTACTCACTATATACTTCTTCTATGAGTCCGTTATCAAATATAGTCATGTCAATTAGAACTTGTTTAGGCTGTCCTGCATCCTTTTCTTGTCTAATTGCTACTCTGATTGCTTCTACTCTAGCTTCAGCTTTTTGTTCTGGTGTCATATCTTATCTACTGTTTGTTTATGTATCATTAATGTTGCTGCTATTCTTGCATTATTAAATCCTTTAGCTCTTAGCTCTAAGATTTTATCTCTCAAAGGATCTTTTTTTTCTACTATGATACTATCATCAATAGAGATATCTTCCTTAGAGACATTTTTTTTCTTATTATACTTTGCCATATCTTGAAGTCTTGTATTGTTGTTGTGCTTGTTTTTCTTGTTTGGCTTTCTGTTCATTAAAGTCTTTATCTATCTCCAAATAGTTAAGAGTAAATATCAAATTTAATTCTGTGATCGACTTGTCGCCGGTAATTTGAAGTACATCTGTTTTTGCGAGTTCGTAAAGAGTTGCAAACCATCCCCAATGCTTAAAGAAAGACCCTGTAGTATCTTCTCCTCTGTTGTCTTCATCATCTGCTGGCTTATCGATTTGTCCTCCGAAAAGGCTATATTTGCTAAATACATGCTTGCGCTGCCTAAAAAAAAACCAAGAGCTCCTAATAAGATATGTACTGGAAAGTCCAAGAAGTCTTTCTCTACTTCTTTTCTTTTATCTGAATTATATTCCTCTATGGTATAATAATCAAATACATTCTCTACTGAGTTATTAGCTAGCTTGATAGCATTCTTAACTGTCCATTTATATCCACCTAAAGTATTTTTTGTTATAGGTCTATATAATAGAGCTGCTATCTTGTGTAAGTTTTCATCCAGTCCTTCTTTAGATAAATTTTCTAAGTCAATATAACTACCTAAAGAGGAAGCTTTTATATCTTGATATCCTAATACGTTACCTTTAAATTCACATATTGCATAAAATGTATCTTCATGGTCACTTAACTTATTTATATCTTCATATATCTCAGTTATAGCTCCAGGAGGTAGATTTCTTATATGTTCATACGTTAGATCGGTAAATGTACTTACTACCTTTACTAGTTTTTCAAACTTAGTATCTATATTCTTATACTTTTGTAAGTCTTGATACTGTTTTATAGTTAGATACTCAGGAATATCTACTTGTATTTGTTTTGTTCTTGCCATATATCAATAAATAGCTATAATTATATATTAATAGACGTACTCAAATGAGTAGCCTTTCCTTGTTTTCTTTTTAGTATCTACTAGTTGTCTAACTCTTTCTACTGAGAGACTAGTATGTTTACCAGCTTGAGTTAAAGTCTTTGCAAGTACTTCAGTCTTATTATCTTTTATACATGCAATATAATTATGCTCAGTTAAATGTACATAGGTTCTATTCTTTTTATTACCAAATTTTAGTAGCTTTTTTTGGTATAATCTTTCCCACCAACATGCTTCTTCTTTAGACGCGCATACTTTCCTAATATAATATCCTTCGGTATTATTACCATCACCTCTATGCTTATTCATTCTAGTAGTTAAGTCATAAGTATGACCATAATATTTTTCTTTAGGTAAGTAGTAGACATAGAATTTAGCCTTATTCCTTAGTTTGTTTCTCCAATGTTTAGCATAAGTATCCATACATTGCTTACATCTATACTCCCTACCGAACCTTCTTCGATGGTTACGATAGAAGTCTTTCTCTAAGTCCTTTACTATCTTACACTTACTACACTTTCTTTCTTTAGTATCCATATATACTAAGATAAGAACTTTTCTGTCAACTAACAACTAAACTGGTAGTTTTCTTCCTTTAAATCTTGATTTTTGTTCGGTGATTTGTGAGCCTTTTACCGTCATTGTACCTCGATCCATGAATCGAGCACGCGAATAATTAGCCAATAGTAAAGCATCCACAAAGTCATCATGTGTTCCAGTAGTATGTTTAAACGTTAATAACCCGTTAGGTGACATAGAATACGTATAACTTGCCAATTCTGAATGTAACTGAGGACATAATTTATCGGAAGGTAGCTCTA